GGTCTCTATTTCAATCTGAATATCTTTTACTGCAATATTCCCTAGCAGTCCAAGCGCAGTATCTTTGTTAAACCCTGAAGATTTCAAAAACAGTCCGAGATAGTCCCCCCATTCTAGTTTTCCCTTATCTACCGCAAAAGTAAAAAAGGGACGTGGTGGAAGATTGTTATCTGGATCACCAAAGTTTTGCGTAGTTGCAATTTCTGCAACTGGCTGCCCATCGGGGTACACATCTTCAGTAAAAAAACCAGCCTTCAATTTCTTCCGCGTATTCATTTTTTCTTTCAAATTAGACAGGTAGGCTTCCATTTTCTTCCCACCCTCTAATTTGAATGTAATCATTTTTTTGTACGATACGAAAAAGATCGGTATGCTCTAATAGCAGACCAATAGCTTGCGCCATATTTAGTTTGATTCCACCAAGCCGCAGTATTAGGTTCTATTGTACCCATCTTAGTGGTTGCGGTTACTGACCCTTCAGCAGCGGCAGATATTCGCCCAACAAGATCAATCATTTCAAGTTTGGCAATATGCGCAACTATTTTATTAAGCAATGTGCCGCGCAGTCCAACATCTTTCACCCTACTGGTATCAGTGTTGTTAAGGTATATTTCAGCCTCACCAAAAAAACTGGTCAGCATGGTAGAAGATACCGCTGAAAATTCAGGGTATCTTGCTACAAAGGCAGTCGGATAAAAAGTGACGATGGCCATAAGTTATTAGACTGAAGCCTCAGCCACTCCATCACCAGGCTTTTTCTGAATAAGCCCTTCGAATCCAGACTTGTTAGCTTCACGATCCTCTGCTTCAGCTTCCAGTGCCGCCTCTTTACTGTTTGCAAAGATTAGACCTTGTTTCATCGGTTCAAGACTTTTATGAGCTTTTGCCCACGCTTGCCAAAACTCTGCATCGACATAAGTAATGCCATGGCCTCCAATCAATTTGGAAGCGTTGGCACCGTTAAGTGTTACTTTTTTATCTCCCAGTTGCATTACTAGGCCGTTTGGCAATTTACATCCTACTACGATTTGTTCAGCCATAACTTATACTCCAATCATTCCAGCAATGCCGATAGGCATTTTGATAATAGAACCCCACGTACCAGTTGTCTTTTTCTGCTTGTAGGATGAAAGTTCAATTTTAACAGGGTGCGCTCTTAACTTTTCGTTAAATGCACATTCACCAACTTTTTGGCCGTCAATAGCCTCAGCAATAAGTTGTACTAGCTGTCCGCCAGTAGTCGCATATTCCACGGCTGAAACGATCCTTAAATTAGGAAAGTTTTTCTTTAATTGGTCAGTAACGTTAACGTTGTACTGATTGGTTTTAGTGAAATTGGCTTCAATCTCTGGTGCCAAAGCTAGTACCATAGGATCATCACGGTTTACTCTGCCCCTTGTCTGTGCAATAAGTTGAGGATAGAGTTTGGTTGCAATATCGTTGAATACCTCCTCAGCAGTTGCGACCGCCCAGGTTGTTCCCCCTGCCGCTTTTACAAGTGGGGTAACTGGCGCAGACAAGGAAGGATCATTCAATAGGCCGTAGTTCTCCAGCCCTGCAATGCCGAAAAAGTAGGATTTATTCAAGAACTTATCAAGCAACATAACACTAGAAATATTCTTCTGTGCCGCCAGGTTCATCTTCGCCTGACCAGCCGTTTCAAGTTCAAGCTCGCCCCATTGTGTAATCGTCTCAAACAAGTAGGACTGTCTATTCACAAAGTTATAATTAACATCAGCGAAACCAGCATTACTGTAGTCGCCATAACTTGACACCTCACCGGTATTCTCAACTACTGGAAACATAGCAGTTTGTGTTGTCCAGTCGCCCTTAATCATTTCACCTAATATTTCCGCGGCACGGTTAGGCGTAACTAAAATATTAACCGCTTCAGGGTCAAGGTAGTTTGTCAAAAACGCAGGAATACCCGCATTAGAAACTGTAACCAAGGGTGATTGAGCGTCCATCGCAAGCGCGTAATCACTTTGTTCAAGGAATCCAGTAACTTGAGGGACTACAATGCCATGAGTTTTTTCGAGGTAATCTCTATTTATCTGTTTCATTTCTTAGCCCCAGGTTGTCATAATTAAAATTTCATTCGCGGCAACAGTTTGCGCAGCGTAGAAAGAGGTCTCTACTGCCGAGTTCGAAGTTATCGCAGTCGATGCAACTGTTTGAGTGTTATTAACCGTGTAAGTACCAATTCCACCAGCTCCAGTCAATAGACCAGTAATAAACGTATTAGCAGCCACTCCAGTACCTGTAATTAACTGGCCAACTTTAAGTGTTCCGGATGTTACCGCTGTAACAGTTAATGTAGTGCCAGCAATGGAACCAGTGACTACACCGCCTACAGGTGCCGTCCCAGCAGGATAAACACTTACAGACCCATCGTTATAGTCCGCATAGATTTTATCTCCACGAGTTGCGCTGGTAGTAGGTTTAACTAAAAAGTCTCCCATACCAAACAAGGTAACTGGTTTTCCAGCAGGTATCAGCAAGCTATTTTCAGCAAGCCAAACAGTAATTTCAGCTTGTAGTTCATTGGCAATAAAGCCTCTAGCTCTGCCATTTCCGATACCGGGGTTAGTGTTTGATACCGTAATATCGTTCACATCACTCCAAGCAAAAGTACCCACCGACAATCCGGCAAGATCAGCCACAAACGCACCCTGCCCAGTAACCACTGAAGCTCTAGGATTAGAGCTGGCAAATTTACCCTGTACGCCAATAGGTAGCAGGTTGTTCATTGATGTTTGAAAGCCCATGATTAAAATCTCCCAGGAATAATGGCATCAGGAAACATGCTGTTAAAATCATCTTGCCCAGCAGTATCCATAGCTAGTTTTTTTGTTTGTACTGCACTCTCCGCTTTGGACTTTATGATAATTTTAACAAGCGGCCTATAGGAAGACTCGTGAACGCCTGTAGTATCAATATCGCAAGAATCAAGTGCTAGTTTGTAAATATCTTCCGCAGAATCCATAGCCGCTACTTCGCCCAGGATTGGCTTAACTTCATTTTCGGCTACTCTTATAGCCTTATATTTTTCAGTTAATTTTAATTCTATGTCTTGGGCTATTTTTGCTACATCAACCGGTTCCGGCTCATCCGTTTCCTCGTCCGTCTCATCAACATCGTCTTCATTCTTTTCTTCTTGCTCCAAAGCTTCCAGCGCATCTAACCGCTGGGTAATAGCCTCGAGCATTTTCTTTAATTCTTCATCCATTGTATTACCCTCGTCATTCGCTGGTATTTGTTTAAGTTTACTATCACTGACAACAACATCCGATCCCGCCCTGCCTGTCTCTACAATAGCAACATGGTTTCCGATAATGTCTCTCATAACTCCATCGTATTGCTCTCCATTTATTTCCCCCGGTGTCATATCCGCCACAAAGCGGTACGCGCAAGAAATTTCTTTTTGTATATCCATTTGGATTTTATCAATAGCTCCCTGCTCCCAGATAACTAATGAATTTTTTAAATACGTTCCGTCAAATTCCGCATCTGTACCAGTGCTACCTATAACTATTTCAGGCTTATGTTTTTCGGCAGACACGGGGACGTGTTTAGACAAAACTGGAACATTATTGAATGTGTCCGCACCTTTCGCCCGTCTTGATCTATATCTCTTTTTGATCTATCAAATGCAAATTTCATATTGTCTATTATGGCAGTATTGAGCGACTAATACAACGGCAGTTAATTGCACTCCCAGGCCATACCCATTCACCCTCTAAAAACATCCCTTTGTGTATGTTATACGTCTCTCCGCTCGCTTCAACGTGTTCTAGTCTTGGCTCTTTGGCTCTATTCGTATGTTGCCAGTATGCTTTAACGATTCCGAGCTGTTTTTGTCTTAGTTTTACCACCTCAGCCGTTATTGTCCCGTTTTGATCTTCAACTATCATTCGCGCACGCCTAACTGTTATTCCATACCTCTCATGCAATAATTCAGCTATGCCATCCATAGACGTATTCTTTTCCAGTCCCTCTTTTAAAATTGCTTCAACTTGGTCAAAATATTTGCTCGGTATACTTTTGATTAGTGATACGTTTTTTTTGATCATCGCGTCAAGTAATTCATCATCAGGGACAAACCTTACGATCCGGCCCGCATCTGCCAAAATATGAGCAAACCTAGTATCAGCGTACCCCATAACATCATCAACAAAACTTTCGGCATATTTATCTTTAAATTGAGCTTCCCAGTATCTTCTTGCCTCGGTTAAATTGCTAGTGTAGGTTACTTTTTGCAATGACAACGCCATAGCTGTAATCAGTCTCAATAATGTAGATCTGTAATTGTCCGCGATACCCGCATTAGGACTAAATGATTCCAAAACCACTTCGGCTATCTCTCGGTGGGTTTCTATTGCCTCCTTCTTGGTTGGATAGCAAACCCCAGCGCGTCCTACTTTATATCCGCGTTTTCTATTCGGCTGTATACACGGGTAAATCTTCGCCATCATCCACCTCTAAATTGTTGTACCCTGACCCATCATCATTAGCCGTTTTTTTGCGCAGGTCATCGGGTGATATAGCCCCAGATTCCACCAGTATTTTCCCAGTCTCAGCATCAGTCTTTCTTATTTCTGCTTGTTCAGAATTGTTAGGCTCGTGTAGTGAGTTAAATTCAAAACCTATTGATTTACTAATCCCGCCAAAAAGATGCAACTGGATTATGTCCAGCACTATCTCTAGGTTGTTTCTAAAAATAGTTTCATTCATGGATGATATGTAATCGTAAAATACTTTAATTTCACCCTCGCTTGAAGCGTTAAGTCCGGACGGCGTCATTCCTAAAAACTTGACCAGTGGGATATTGTTAACGCTGGCCATTTGCTCTTGCGCTTGTGCTTGTAATAGTGATAATCCAGATAGTGGCGTATTAAACTGGAAAAATTCTTCCTCGTTTTTATCCAGTAACATTAGTCCTTTATTATCTCGCATGTTAGTAAATAATTCAGCACGGGCAAAAAATTCAGCATCATCGGTACCCGCCAAAGTACTTGACATATCCGTTTTTATCCCTGACACACTAAACGAGTGAACTAACTCGCCTATACTGTCACGTGTGCGCGTCCAGTTTTCGACATACGGTAACGCAAGCTGGGACAATGACAGTCCGCCAAAATTATAGGCCGCTTTTAGCAGGTCTGGAACTTCACGGCTTTTGAACATCAACAAACGGCTATCATGTACTACTTTGCTAAAAACGTACCATTTTGATGGACGGTAATAGTTTTTATGTAACGGATTATCTGAATTGTACCAGCCGGGATATGTCCAAACTGGTTCAATATTTACAAAACCGAGTAGCGAGCCAATCGGTATTTTAAACTTACTTAACGTTAATGGGGACTCTAGCTCATCTTGATCTTCAAAAACCTGTGTGCCATTAGGTGTTTTTAAATCAACATATAATTGGCCGCGGCCGTATAATCCGTCGTGTTCAGCAGCTATCCTAAAATGATCTTTTACATTAAACTTTTTAAACGCTTCTTCTATTTCATTGATCCTGTCTGTATCATCATCTGCCCCAGTACTGTTAATCGTTATCCATTTCCTAACCATCTCTTTTGAGATAATGTCAGACATTTTTCTAAATTCCGGTATCTGTGACCACGTGGCAAGCAACGGATAACCCGGGAAAAAATACTCTGTTCCAGCTCCCCCTACTCCCATGTTTAAAAAATTGTAGTCGTTAGCGTCCATTGCCAGCGCTTCTACTTTTTTGTCCTTTGGTATAACGCCTTCGGGTGGGATGTATGGCTCAAACTGTCTTTTTGCACTCTCAGTTTTCCTAGAATTGAATAATGCAGATTTTGAAATATTCATCGTCTCTTTGCTCTCATTAATGTAGATTTACTAATTGCAAATTTACCAGCTCCTGACAGCATAGGTCGTACCGCATACCGTAGTGCATCGATGCAATGATTATATTTATCAATTATCACCGGCATAACATCCCCCGTATACCTGTCTATTTTATAGCTATAGTTTACCAGCTCATCTGCCATCATCTCACAATCAGGATGCACGATTATATGATCAAATGACTGTAAATGTTTAATGCCATCATCTATTTTTGTTTTAGATACACTGATAATACGCGGCAAACCGTGGTGGTGTAAATAACTAATAGACTCAGGGCGGGCGCAATCTGCTCGTATTGCGTGTCTTGATAAATCATCTACTCTGTCAGTAAAATATTTTGTCGTGTGATTTAGTTCCAGTCCCACCCTGCCAAAACTGTGTCGCACATACAGATTATTATTTTTAATCCACGCCTCAACTAAAACTGTAGGGTCATTAGCAAACCCAAAATCCATTCCATAACCACCCATCCAGACATGCAGATATTCTTCGTAATCTCGTAGCTTGCAAGCTTCCGCTTCGTTCTTTGTTTTTTTAGTGCAATAAGGATTCTCAAGATAGGTTGTTTTTACTAAAATTGCATCGTGCGCATTATTAAACAATTTCTCAATAGCGCAATCCTCATGCTCAGGGTTCCAGATTGCCCACATTTCAGCGTTTTCTTTTCTGATAGTCGGCGTTAATAGTTTTATTGATCTATCAGATAATTTGTCAGCTTCCTCGCACAGAAAAATATCAAAATCTTCCAAAGATTTAATAGAGTCGGCGGTATGATCTTGCATGCCCTGAAATATCACAATACCTGTTCCATGCACCGCACGTATTTCATCTCGCATAATTTTAAATAAATGCCCTACTTTAAATTTGCGTATTTTTTGTTCGATAAGGCGTTTAATCGAAAAACGCATTGACTTTTGAATCTCACGAATACAGACAGCAGAACAGTCTGGATCAGAAACTATGCGTTCAACTAATTTTTCAGCAAAGTAATGCGACTTTCCAGAAGCCCGCCCGCCTTTTGCACCTAACAGGTCGGCGTGTCGTTCAAGCGGCAGTGCCCACTTGGGCAGTGTCATATCCACTTTAACTATCATATTATTTTTTTAGTTATTTCAATTTTAATGTCTGTTTCTGTTTTTTCAGCAGAATAATTGCCTGCCATCTTGTTTATTTCAGACAGCGCGGAAATAGCAGATTGCAGGGACACGGGTATCATGTTTCCCTGTGAGTCTATTTTTTTTTCTATCCCCTGCTTATATATGTTTAATAATCGTGTTTTTATCGACTCAACACAATAGTCTGCATCGTCCTCTAGTTTTTTATTAAAAATATCTCTTAATTGCTCAATAGATTCTTGCACGTCCGGTTTTTTGTAGAATTTTTGTGCAATAGATCTTAACGCGTCTGTTGATTTTTCATCGGCAATAGACGGGAACGCCTTTTTTATCGCTTTAAGT